TGCTTTTAGATCATCTACACTACCTGGCATTTCAAATTCAAACATTGGAAATATTATATCGTGTCTACCCGGAATAGCGTTTGGTTCTTGTCTATAGGAAGTGGAGACACAAAAAAACCCCTTACTATCGGGGCTACTTAATAATTCATGTTCTAGCCACATCTGGCCTGTTTGCGGCAATGGCCAAACTTGGCCTGCGTAATTATATGTTGCTACATTAAATGGATCTTCGCATGCGGCTAGTATACTAAGCCTATTCTGCGTATGGACTTCTAAAAATCCTTTGTCCAAAAAAAATGACCTTAAAAGGTCAACGGTGTTTGTAAACTTCTTCGGCGATATTAGTTGCGTCATTTTCTTTTCCTTTTAGTAAATTCAACCTAAAAAAAATTTGCTCAAAAAAAATTGAGCCTATTTCTTCATCTGTTTATTTATCTTCTTCGTACAGGCTTAGCGTTTTTCTTTTCCTCAGCGGCTCGCTGTGCGTCTTTTATTTTATCTTTTTCAATTTGATCTTTAAGTACAGTGCCTGCCCACAATCCTACTCCATAGACAAGGATTACAAGAACTGATACAAAAATTAAAAGTGAAATAGGTGTCCATTGTTCTATCATTTTTTAGGAGCACAATCTGTTGTAAAATCTTGTAGACCATGTACGTAATTGTATAAAGTAAACCAGTCACGTTCACGCATTTTGTTGTAGTCATCACAAGGAAATAATAAACTTAAATTAAACACAATACCAATCTGATTATGTGTTACTAATTTTGCAAGAGTCATTGCTTTTCCGTGGGTACATCTTCCTAAATGAAATCCACACAAGTAATATTTGTCATAGTGGGTTGGTATATCTTGTATGAAAGGGAATATTTTATCTTGTGTTGTATCCATCTCCTCCATTATTTCACGTCCATCTGCAACATGAATAATATCAAAACGGGATCTTATTAATTTAAGTGTTTGATTTAGATAAACGCCAAACGCTTTTGTTTCATCTGCAAGATGAGGGAAGTCTTGAGCATCATGAGGTAAAGGTTCCTTCCATGCATCACATACTACTAAACATTCTGTTGCCACAATAATACTCCTACATTAATATTTACCTTAAATACACTGATGATAGACAAGGATCCATTTGAACAGGTTCTACGGGACCTAAAACAGCAAGGTAGGTACAGAGTGTTTAACGATATACTTCGTGAACGCGGTGACTTTCCTAAATCAATTTGGTACGGGCCTTATGCAATAAAAAATATTGTAAACTGGTGTAGTAATGATTACCTCGGTATGGGTCAGAATAAAGTCGTCATTGATGCAATGCATACTGCCTTAGATCAAACAGGAAGTGGATCAGGTGGTACGCGAAACATTGGCGGTACTTCGCACTACCATGTAGCACTAGAGCATGAGCTTGCAAAATTGCATGGTACTTCAAGTGCTTTATTGTATACAAGTGCATATGTTGCCAATGAGTGGACACTGGTTGCTCTAAGCAAAATCATTCCCAACATTATGTTTTTAAGTGACGACATGAACCATGCCAGCCTGATAGAAGGTATAAGACATAGTGGTGCTCCTAAGGCAAGATGGAAGCACAATGATCTGAGCGACTTAGAAGAAAAATTGCAAGATTGCGTAGCTAACGATATGATACCATGTATTGTATTTGAATCTGTGTATAGCATGGATGGTGACGTAAGTCCAATTAAAGGTGTTTGCGAGCTAGCCGAAAAGTATAGGGCCATAACATATCTAGACGAAGTACATGCTGTAGGCTTGTACGGGGAATCAGGGGCCGGTAAGCTAGAAGAAGTCGGACAAGAAGGTGTAGTTGATATAGTCAACGGAACTTTAGGCAAAGCGTTTGGAGTACAAGGCGGTTACATAGCTGGTGAAGGGATTGTCATAGACGCAATCAGATCAGTAGCTAGTGGATTTATATTCACTACCAGCATGAGTCCTGTGATTTGTGCTGGTGCCTTAGCTTCAATTAAATATTTAAAGGATCATAATGAGTTGCGTGTTCAACATCAAGAACGTGCATCTAAGTTAAAGTCTATGTTAGCAGAAGTTGACATAGAAGTGCTAGATGTTGCAAGCACACACATAGTTCCTGTAATGATAAGAGATGCAAAGCGTTGCAAAGAAATTAGTGACGAGTTGCTTAATGAATATGGGATTTATATACAACCCATTAACTACCCAACTGTTCCAGAAGGAACAGAAAGGTTAAGGATCGCACCAACTCCTTTGCACACTGACGCTATGATGAGCGATTTAGTAGACGCATTGGTTAAGGTTATAAAGTGATCGCAGAAAGGAACAACATGGACTTAATTAAAAAATATCTTTATCAAGGGTTTGGATTCTTTTGTGTAGGAATGGCCTACATCGGTTTCGTTACTCCAGGAATACCATTTAGTATTTTTCTAGTAATGGCTGCTTGGGCATTTGCTAAGAGTTCTCCACGGATGCATGCATGGTTATACAACCATCCATGGTTTGGAGAGTTCCTAACAAATTGGACCACAAAGAAAGTTTTTCCAACATGGGCAAAATATGCTATGATAATTGTAATGTCAAGTACATTAGCATTTACATGGTTTACTACAGGCAATATCAAGGCAGTTCTTTACTCAGGCATTTTTATGTTAGGCGTAGCAATATGGTCTTGGAGGTATCCGGGGTCGGTTAACGAGTACAATCGCAGAGTAGAATCAAAGGAGAGGATTGCGTGGCTAAGGTAGAATTTGATGATCCACAAATATGGACAGTTGAAGAATTATTAGAATCAGAAAGAAAAGGAATAGCAGAACTAATTGAAGATTTGGCTAAAGAAGAACATCCAGATGTTGCAGAAATACAGAAATTAGTAACAGTTGCAGGATATATAGAGGACCGTCTTTCAGGAAAATACACTTGACATGTGCTAAATACTATGCTATATTAATAGCGTACACACAGACACATAGGAGAATATAATGACTGTAGACACTAAGTACGGTGCTGACATTTTAAAGCAGACCCAAGCAATGGCAGAAATGGTAAAAGACATGATGCCAAAAATCAACACAAACAAAAATGGATATGAAATCCGATCTAAGATCTTACAAATTGCAAAAGATCAAGAACACTTTGAGTATAATGCAAAGTTTGCAGGCTGGCAACAGACTTCACACGTAGATTCGGAGACTAACGAAATAGTAACAACTGTAGAGATGCCACCTATTCCAGGTGTTGACTCTATTTTAGAAACTGCTAATAAGTTCTATGATTTCGTTAACGATAAAAAGTAACTAATATAAAGAGAATATAATATAAAGGGACATAGTCCTTACAACATATAGATAGTTAGCAACCCCCGGCACAGGAAACTATGTCGGGGGTTAATCGTTTTACGCTACTCTTCTTTAGTTGTTCGTTTTTGTAGTGCATTAAGTAATAAACCATATGCAGGTAGGAATACAATTAATCCTACTACAATTTTTGTTAGTGTATTATTAAACGCTACGTCTGCAACCCATGGTGCAGGATAAAACGCTGTGTAAAAGAATGCGTAAGTATCAATGATGTTAGCGGCAACAGTCGAAACTGCAGGGGCTATCCACCAAGCTGACATTCTTTCACGAATGTGTTGGAATACGTATACGTCAAGCATAGTACCAATTGCATAAGCAGTACCACTAGCTAAACCTACACGATATGCATGTTCATCACCTAGTGCTAATAATACAAGCACAGAAGCAACAATCGCAGGAATAATTGCCATTGCAACAACAGCTCGTCCTGCTTCTTTGCCAACTAGTCTAACTGTAAGGTCAGTAGCTACTACAACAATAGGAAAAGTAAACGCCGCTGCTGCTAACGGAAACTCTCCAAACAATGGTAGGTCTGCTCCTGGAAATACATTAAATCTAATTGTAACAAGGTAGTTGCTGAGTGCAATTACCGCGGTGTGTAATATGACTAGGTTACGTACCAACGTCATATTAACGTCTTTGAATATATTACTAAACATGAAATTCCTTTCTATATATTGTCGACTGGGTATTTAAGTCTAGGTGTGTAACATTAAAGTAGTACTGAATGATGATAATCAACCAGATTAAATACACTACTGACGAAAGCTTATGTCAGTTAACAAAGGAGGTATCCATTATGGAAATCTTAAATAAAATAAGAGGATGGGCAGGTGCTATCACAGAAGTAGGTATTTCACTTATTTCTTTAGCAGTTGTACTGGAAGTTCTCTTCAACGGCCAAAACATTCCGTTCTGGCCAAACATCAACGTTGTTAGCAATATCACTGCAATGATCTCAGGATTGTCTGCACAAGGTCTTGTTGGCTTAGTTGCTGTCTGGGTGTTATATCATATCTACAATCGCAAAGCGTAAAATTTTATAACACTTTTTGAGTGGCAGAGCCTTCTTGGCGGAGAGTTCTGTCACTCTTTTTTATTTGTTTATTTGGTCAGCCATTCCGTGATTAACATCTGCATGCCCTTGCTCGTCAGCTCTTACTTTTTTAATTACATCACTTAACTTTGCAGTTTTTTTCAATCCGTAATAATCTATTGCAATTTGCGGAGCAGGAATATTTTCAACCTTGCTACTTTTTATTTCATCTAGATATTGTGTGTATGAAATAACAGCTTGATCTTCAAAGTATCCTATCATCCTGTGTGCAGTGCCTGGAAAGAAAATGTATAAAACTAGATAGAAGTGCCAAAAAACAAGCTGAGCAAATGCAATTAATAATCTTTCAAAGATATTTGGTTTTGCAATTTCAATGAAGATCATTAAATGCATTCGTTCGTTTTCAGCTTCGTCTAGTAAAGTCTTAATCCAGCCTCGCTCATCAGGTTGCATCTTTCTTAGGCTACGTAAGTGATTCCACATGCCTGCTACCATACCTGGTACTCCGGCAACAGTTTCAAGTACTACTGCTCTGTGTCCATAACGCTTTGCAAAAAAAGTATCTGCAAACCATCTAAACATCATTGTAAGCCTAAACGCTATACTATCGGCGATGTCAACTCTTTTTATCATCTAGCCAATCTGATTCTTCGTCAGTGTACGGCCACATTAGTGTGTGCCTCTATAAATTTGGCCACCTGATGCAATGTGTTTAATATCGCAACGGCTGATGCCCATGTCGTTAAGTTCATAATCACTTAATTTAATAAGTTCATTGTAAACTTTACGATCAAACTTTGGTTTAAACTTTGATACAAAGTTATTTAAAATAGCAAACATTAGTCTTTCCTTCCTTTGAAATAATGCTTAGATGGTTCGTAAGGATTCGTTAGCTCCTTCCAAAAGCTTTTTAATACTTTCCACATGGCTAAGTTGTAAGTTGTGCTAGAGACAACCACATGCAACTAAAAATAATAATGCCAAGTCCGCCCATTAGGACTGCTTCACAAAATTCTCCAGTGCATCTGCTGTGTAGATCTTTAATTTTATTAATCATAGTCTTCGTTCCTGTGTGTGTTGATTACCTCTCATAGTAAAAAGCATACCCCTTCCGTATGAATCAGTAATCATTAATGTTGTTAATAACATCAAGCAGACCCCTGCTCGATAAAAGTTATAGTTGTCCTAAGAACGCTCCGAAATTATTCTAGCTTGTTCTTCGTACAACCTTTTAGCTGCTTGGTATTGTCCTTGACGAGCAAGTTCAGCTGCCGCTCTAGCATAGCTAGCACTTTCTGCTGCTCTCATCAACGCATTACCCATAGCTTTGAATGGAGTTAATAATACCATTATACCCATCCTCTCAAATTATTATTTGATTGTGGTGGTCTTTCACCACTAGTCCTGACCATATGATCATACGCGAAACGCCAATCGCTTCCGTACTCTGTTTTTGCCCATGTTAGGTAACTGTTGTGGTCACTGGATGTCTTAGATCCAAACAGTTGCCGTAGGACTTTAGTCACATTTCTCATTGTGAATCTCCTAGTTTAAAAATGTTGGATGCTTAAGGAAAGCAATACCCCGAGTCTTTTCTCGGCGTCAATGTCGCTTTGGACATCGTCAATTGCTGTTTTAGGAGTGCTTTCAACTCCCATAGTCTATCCTATGTGTCTGTGTGTGGTTACATTTACTGTAACGCTTTTATTTATCATCGAGAAGCTATAAAACGTACAGTTTAGAGCGGATAAACCACGATTTTACCATTTTTTTTGCAAATACCTACTATGCACGATATGCATACCGTGTCAATACTCTATTGATATTGTTAATAATAGGAGTTATTATAAATAATCAGTCGGGCAACGTCGAGCCTGGTCTTAATATGTGAGCGATGGGGTAAAGCCATCAAGCAGAGGAGATAACAAATGGACGCACTCACCTTATGGAGCCTGGTCGGGTTCCTATTTGCTGCTTATGCAGTTATTGCAAACGATTCAGTACAGACTCTCGGTACATGGATGGCATCAAACAATGAGAGATTCAACTACAAAATATTATGGGCATCAGCAAGTACAGTATTACTTGCCACGCTTTGGTATGGTTGGGCAACTAATGGCGGCGATATAAGTTATGGCCGTCTTAATAAAATACCGTGGCAAGAAATACAATGGTATCATGCAGCGGCACCAGGTATACTTGTATTACTTACTAGACTTGGTGTACCTGTATCAACTAGCTTCTTAGTACTAAGTGCATTCGCAAGTACATTTGTACTAGAGAAAATGCTTATGAAAAGTATAATGGGATATGGTATTGCGGCACTATTCGCATACGGTGTTTGGTACCTAGTAAGCAGGAAGCTTGATGAAACAGTTCCTGTTAGAGAAGAACACAAGTCTTGGTGGCGTGTTGCACAATGGGTAGCAACAGGCGGACTATGGTGGACTTGGTTATCACATGATATGGCTAACATTGCAGTATTTCTACCACGACAAGTTCCTGTAGATTTAATGGTGCTTGTTAGTTTTGTATTTGTTGCAGGTTTATTCTGGATGTTTAAAGAACGTGGCGGCAAGATACAATCAATTGTATTAGAAAAACATAACACAAGATATGTGCGAAGTGCTACACTAATTGATTTGTTCTATTGGTTATGCTTGTACTTTTTCAAAGAGCTAAATGATATACCTATGTCAACTACTTGGGTATTCGTTGGTATGCTTGCAGGTAGAGAACTTGCTATTGCACAATTCACTGGCAAGACAAAGTTCAAAAGTGTATTTCCTTTGGTGGCAAGAGACTTCCAAAAGATGATGATTGGACTAGGAGCATCGGTTGCTATTGTATTAACAATCCATTATATATTAATACCAAATGGATTTTAAATTTAACTTGACAATGTTAGTATTAGATAGTATACTATAAGAAACATTTGCGGAAGTATCAATGAGAATAACTATTGCAGGGTATGGCCATGTTGGTAGAGCTGTCGAAGCCTATCTAAAAGAGTGTGGTGTAACTACCAAAATAGTTGATCCTGAGTATTATAGAATACTAGGAAAAGATCTTACATGCGGATTAAAAATCAGTGACACAAACGCTGAAGGAGTAATAATCTGCGTAAGTACTCCGCAAGCAGAAACTGGTGAATGTGATATGTCAAATGTCTTTGATGTACTCACAGATACAGATCCAAAAACTCCGGTACTAATCAAAAGCACAATCAGTCTTGAAGGTTGGGAACAAATAGAAAGTTTGTTCCCAACACATACAATTACATTCTCCCCTGAGTTTATAAGAGCAGAACATGCAGTAGAAGATATGCTTGCTACTGAAACTTTTTATATGGGAGGTGGACACTATTACTTTTGGGAAAGAATATTAGAAAGAGTAATGATCAGACCCAACAAAGTAGTAAAGATTAAACACGCACATCCAAGAGATTTGATATTAGCTAAATATTTTCGTAACAGCTTTTTAGCTACAAAAGTTGCTTTCTTTAATCAAGTTTATGATTTATGCAAAGCCGCTGAAGTTGATCACGAAGCAGTCATACCCTTAATAACAGACGACAACCGAATAGGAGATAGCCACAGCAGAGTAACATCAGAACGGGGTTTCGGAGGTCACTGTTTTCCCAAAGACACCCAAGCAATTCTAAAAACAGCACAGGACTTTGATATAGACTTGTCGTTGATACGAGAAGCTATTCAATATAATAATAACGTAAGGAAGGGTGACACTTGAAGATGAAGATAATAACTGGCAATGCGAATCCGGAGTTAGCTGATAGAATCGCACAACACTGTTTTGCCACATTAGTTCCTGCTAAAGTAAGTAACTTTGCGGACGGAGAAACCAGTGTAGAGTTTTTAGAAAATATAAGGGGAGAAGATGTTTTTATTTGTAACTCAACATCAACTCCTGTAAACGATAGTTTAATGGAATTGCTTATAATGATTGATGCTGCCAAGCGTAGTAGTGCTAGTCGTATTACAGCAGTTATTCCTTACTTTGGTTATGCTCGTCAAGATCGTAAGAGTGCAAGTCGTACACCTATTACTGCTAAGTTGGTTGCTAATTTAATTACAACAGCTGGCGCAGATAGAATACTTACAATGGATTTACATGCAGGACAAATACAGGGGTTCTTTGATATTCCAGTGGACGATTTAACAAGCCGTATCGTATTTGCAGATGATATTAGATCACATGTTAATGTTAATCAAGGCACTGTCTTTGTTTCGCCTGATGCAGGCGGTGCAGTTCGTGCTAGAAAGTTTGCTGATATGTTTCATGGAGATATTGCTGTCGTTGATAAGCGTAGACCACAAGCAGGTGTTAGTGAAGTAATGGCACTAATTGGTGATGTGAAAGACAAGCATGCTATTCTAGTAGATGACATTGTAGACAGCGGAGGAACACTATGTGGTGCGGCACAAGCTATTATGGATGCAGGAGCATTAAGTGTTAGAGCTTATATTACACACGGAGTGCTAAGTGGAGAAGCAGTTAAACGTGTAGAAAAGAGTGTACTTGATGAACTAGTAGTTACTGACAGTATCAACACTAGGGACTTTAGTAAACTTAAGAAATTGCGTGAAGTAAGTGTTGGAACACTATTCGGTGAAGCTATTCGTAGAGTTACTAACGAAGAAAGCGTAAGTTCACTGTTTGACTAAACTTGCGGTGTTTCCATACCTTCAGCGGCTTTTTTAATGTGCATTACATAAGCATCAATAGAGTGATCTGAGAAACTATCAACTTTCATTACTTTGATACCTCTCCAAATACCTCTAAACCTGTCTTTAGTTCTTTGCCATCCTGTGAGTGTACGAACATTGCCCCAAGTGTTTAGATAGTGTTCCATGCCATGGTGTCTATATCCCATTATGTTTAATGGAACTCTTGTGACTATATCGTTATTGTTTACCCATCTAATATGTCTGACGCCTAAAGATGTACAATACTTGGTCCATCCTACTCTTGGACTACCGTAAGTGTAAAGCTCATACGGATTTGGAATACCTTCATGATGATAACATCTGCTAGCCATAATAGTTGCCATAGCTGCACCTAACGAATGTCCACAGAACCAAACAGTTTTCTTTGCATTTGCTTTACGTTGTATATCTTCTAGTATCATAGGCCATAAGTCGTCTACTTCGTCCTTAAAACCTCTATGCACTCTGGACACAGTTTCAGCAACGACAGGCATTGCCTTTAAGTCTGCTTGTATATCACTATACTGTGTAGGCTGTGTTCCCCTACAAGCTATAACCATATCTGTTTTATTTTGGAATCTATATGCTTGAGCACCGTCCCGGTCATAAAATTCTGTTGTTGTAAAACCTAATTTTTTCGCTTGCTTTTTTGCACTATTGATGTTATAATAAGCATACTTTGATAACTTCGCGAAAAGTAATGATCGATTATATGTATCGAGATCTAAAATACCCGGCATCTTTCCTCCTTATTGCTATAGTAGCGACTAGAAGTAGTCGTTACAGCAATATTTATACTCCAAACCTTATAAATACACATAAGGAAGTGTGAGAGAAACTATGAAGAAACGTACCAGATCAATTTTAGACGAATTAAACCAGGTACATGGCAATCGTGATAATGATTTGTTTATTGATACCACTGCGAATAATATCATTGAGAGTGCTATTAATCTGCTCAGTCGGGTACATAGTCATTATGATATAGACACAGCTTCTGAACTAGAGCGCCGTTTTATTAATAGTATTAAATCAGGCGATCCTCGTAAGTTTCGTAGGGCAATCCATAGAATACGAGAAGGAAAGCAGAATGACAATTCTTAACGAAGGTGGCAACATCTTCCAAGGTACAGCTGAGTTCGATCAAAAGCTGATACCGGACATGATGAAACAAATTAATAAAGTCATGAAAGTTACAGGTGCCAAAGCACTACCAATTGGTTCTGGTGCAACACCAACACCAGGTAAACTAAGTGGCGATTTAGATATGATTGTTGATGCTGGTACTATAATAAAGCACTTCAAAGTTGCAGATACAAAAAATGCAAAAATAGAATTAGAAAAGTTATTTCAGCAAGCTGGCTTTGAAACACGCAAGTCAGGACAAATTGTACATGTTAAAACCACAATAGGTGACACACCTCAACAAGTTGATATTATGGTAGTAGACAACGGTGCTACAGCCCAAAAGTTTCACGTACACGACTTACCTAAAGGATCGTTGTACAAAGGTGTACACAAGCAAATTATGATAGCTGACCTTGCTAAAGTAAAAACAACAGACGATCATCCTAATGGCATGAAATGGAGTGCGTATAAAGGACTAGTTGACAGGGAAACTAACGAACTTATATCAAGCGATCTTAATCAAGTAGCTAAGATTCTTTTAAATCCAAAAGCAAAAGCTGCGGACTTAGGAAGTGTTGAAAGTATTGTAAAAGCAAATCCAGAAGCACAAGCAATTGTAGACAAGTACGAAGCTGATCCAGAAAGTGCTTGGATGAAAAAGAAGATACCTGCACCAACTGAAACATTAGAAGACAAACAGCTTAGACGGATCAAAGAACTGCTACCAAAATGAGATATCAAGAGTTTAAAATACTGACCGAAGAATTTAAGGGTCGCGAATATAATCACGTAGAAGATCTTGTGACTGTTAACGGATCAGCTGGCGCAATGAAAGCAGCAGATATACTAGACGGCATGGGCAGTGACTCAGGTGATGTAGCTATTAAATGGGACGGCAACCCTACATTTTATTGGGGACGTGAACCAGACGGCACATTTGTATGTGTAGGTAAAAATGGCTGGGGGAGACAAAAGTCAACAACATCAGCTGACTTGTCTAAGTTTATTTTAAACACAGGTAAAGGCGAAGACTGGCGTAAAGACTTTGCTGGAGATATGGCTAGTGTGTTTGACTTGATGAAATCTGCAACACCTCCTAGCTTTAGAGGCTATGCATACGGAGACTTACTTTATACACCACGCAAACCATTTACTATTGACAACGACTCAGTTGTCTTTACTCCTAACAAAGTTACATACACCGTGACTAAGAAAAGCGAGCTTGGGCAACGCATAGCGGCCTCACAAGTTGGTGTCGTAGCACATACTACATATGAAACTTTTGGGAGTAAAGATAGCACACCTATTAAAGATGTAAGTATTTTTAATAATAGAGATGTTGTTGTGCTAGGACAAACATATGTAACACATCAACCCAAGGTTGATACAAAACAAACAGATGCTATACGTAAAAAAGCAAATGCAAGTGCAAAAGTAATTGATCAGTTTCTTGCACCACAAAAAGGCCTAAGTGATATGAAGAATATCATTTATACATATGTCAATCATATGACACGTACACAACAGCTAAAAAATATAGAATCAGGATTCTTTGAATGGCTAAGTACTAGTAAGGTAAGTGCAAACAAGCAAGCAAAAATTAAAGGTATGCATGATGCTTCACCAAAAGCATTAGCAAGTATATTTGGACTTATCAAAACAATAATGACTGTAAAGGACAATATCATAGATCAATTAGATTCCGCAGATGCAGACGTTAAGGCAACTACAGCAGGCGAAAAAGGCGGCGAAGGTTATGTCGCACAAAAATCAAAAGTAAAACTTGTACCTCGTACAAGATGGCAACCAAACTAAGGAGTTAGAAATGAAAGTACATGAAATTACAGAAGGTTACTACGATGCATCACCTTTTGCCCAAAAGATGGCAAGGTTTGGTCGTACACTTCAACAACTAGGACAAGGCACAGGAGAGCCGGGAAGCCTAGCTAAAATGTCAGACGAAGAACTAGGCATGATGAATAAAATGGGATCACTTGGGTCAGCACTAACTACTGTTGGTAACACCTTTGGAATCAAAGATCCATCAGAAGGCAGCGGCGATCCAAAGCAAAAGCTTGCTAAATTTTTTAAAGATTTAGAATCTGCTTGTGGTTGTGACAAGCCAACTATTATGAAACTGCTTAAAAAAGCAGAAGAAAATGCTAGTATGAAAACTGATGTTGGTGTTAAAGACCCTGAGCCACAAGATGAGCCAGATGACGAACCAGAAGATAAAGCACCAAGTGATGACGAAATTGATCGCGACGCAAAAGACTTTGCAAGAGGCTAATATTTAATGACTGATCGGTACACAGCAACTGAATGGGCAGCAATAGAAGGAGGCCATACTATGGATACTTCTAAAGAAGAAGCATTCTCATTCATTAAGGACTTGCACGAAGCACGTATGACAAAAGATAATGGAAGTTCAAAAAAGCTAACATTCTCAGATTGTTGTGAGAGATTGTACCTAACACTATTAATATTAGAAACTATGCGTAAGTATCCCGATTTTAAAAACATAGTGCAAAAATACGCTAAAAAGACTGTGGGCTTTGAAACTTATAGATATTATAGAATCATGGGTACAGATCTTTATAACTTTATATATTTTATAGTAGGAGGTGATTCTGCACAAAATAAGTTAAAAGATCCTAAGTCAGCTAAAGAAATGAAAAGAAACTCACGTATTCCTGTACTTGATATTAATAGATATATTCGAGCATTAGCTAACGGTAGTGAAGTTAATCCTAGTTCTTTGTTTATTAAACTCGAATCTGCTTTGAGAATTACTAACTCCGATTACAAAGCAGTTCGTAGAAGTATACTGAACTGGGATAAACAAACTAGATCAGATAAGCGTTTAGTTGCTACACGGTTAATATTTGCGACAAGGGCAAAGCTTAGAAGCTCAGACTTAATTGATGACTTTGAAAAGTGGGCTGCAATTAAAAACATGGAGAAAGCTAGTGTCACTGATCCAGAGCCTACAGTATCAAAACCAGACCTAGCTGGCTCACAACAAAATCTAGCATTGTATAGATATCTAGTTGGATCTAAGAATCTAGCACTAA